TTGGATTAGGGGGAGATCATGACAAGGATGAAGACCTCGTAGTTTCGGGTAACGAATTTATTACGGAAGCAGCGTGTAGGTGTTTTCTTATGTTTAAAAACCTGAACCCAGAATTATGGAATACACTGTTTGAGGAATATTATGAATAAAGCGCAAAATTTGTTAGAAGCCCTAGAAGATTTAACTTGGGAAAATTATGTAGATGTAGCAGATGCCGTAACCCAGTTTGATAAGCACGAAATTGATACTGAGTTGGCTAGACAGGCTTCAGTATATTCTTATTATCAAGGTCTTTTGTCAGTAGCTAAAAAATCTCTAGATGACGCAAATTTAGAGTTAACTAAATTTACGGCTCAAACTAGAAAAGATAAAAAGCAGCACTCCTTTCCCAAGAAACTGACTGCTAAAGATTTGGATGATATTGTTGAATCCACTCCTGAGTTTACAGTATATATAAAGAGTGTTAATGATGCTTCTTTCAAGTATACTCTTTTAAAGGGCTTGGTGTCTGCTTTGGATCATAAGAAGGATATGCTGGTACAGCTATCATCCAATCGTCGCGCCGAGACAAATTTATACAGATAAACTAAAAAATTCGCAAACTACGACTATAATATAGAAACTGCCACAACTAACCATAAGGAGGTTTTAACATGGCTATTGACTTGAATGCTCTAAGAGCAAAACACGCTGAACTCAGCAACCCAGGTGGGAACTCTAATGCAGATTTCCTTTCTAACTTTATCCAGTTGCAGGATGGAACAAATGTAATTCGTTTGCTTCCTGGTAAGGATGAGGAGACTATGTTCTACGCAGAAACGAAGATTCATAGGGTTCCTCACGAAGACGGCACCACTCGGAATGTTCATTGTCGTAAGATTCATGGAGAGCCTTGTCCTCTTTGTGATGCTTATTATGCACTTTGGAAGGAGCCTCATAAGAATGAGGATCTGGCTCGTCAGATCAAGCCCCGCGCTCGTTACTACATGAATGCGGTAGATCGTGAGAGTGGAGAGGTTAAAATTCTTTCCATTGGTGTGATTCTTTTTAAGAAGATTATTGCTGCTATGCTTGATGAGGATTTTGGTGATATCACCGATCTCGCCAAGGGGCATGATTTTAAGATTGTGAAGATCATGGAAGGGCAGTGGCCTAAGTATGATCAATCTCAACCTCGTCCTAAGTCTTGTGAGGCAGGTAGTAAGGCAGAAGTTGCAGCATGGATGGATTCCCTCCACGATGTTCATGCTCTAGTAAAGTTGGAGGATTATGAGAGTGTTAAGGAGAGTGCTCAAGCACTTTTCCCCACTCCTGAAGGTAGTAGTGAAACCCCCCAAAAAGCGGAAGATGTGGAGGATGAAGACTACCTAACTAAGATGCAGACTAGCTAGTTATAATTATGTTTAAAATTAAAAATATGATGTTTGTCGGGCTGTTGCTTTTTGCAGCAGCAGTTCCTATCTCTTGTGGTGCCGTTGATTGGGTTAACGAACAAGAGATGGTTTTTACCACTCTCGATCAAGTGGATAAGGCTAAGAGGGGGGATATTATTGTCCTCCCTACAGAAAAGATTCCTGAGAAATACAGAGAGTCTTGGAAAGATGAAGTAGTGGTGTTGGCTCCTGAGGATTCCCTCATTCCTACAGCTACTTATGTTCCAGTTTCTACAGAGTCGGAGGATTGGGGTCCCAACGCACTTGTTAGTGCAGCACAAGGTCTTTTGAGGTTTGGGAGTACTTTCATCCCACAACTTGCGGGATTGGAAGCTCTACTGCTCCTGTTGTTCCGTAGGAAGCGTAAGCACTACAAGAACGCTTTGAAGTCCCTGGCTCCTACAGGAGAAGGTATCAACGTTATGGAAGGCGTTAAGAGTATCGGTAAGGCTTTGGGTATGACTCACTCGTCTGAGGGTACTGAGGAAGTGTTTGACCTAGAGGAGGAAGAAGAGGAATAATTTTCTCTTCCTGACTATAATAAGGGGCCAGTCTTCGGACTGGACCCCTTTTTTATTAACTTTATTTCCTATGACAAAAAAGAAGCTTAAGATTTTGTGTGCTCCTGCTAATGAAGGTGGTTGCGCTTACTATAGAGTTATAGCTCCTATGAAGAAGCTCGCTGAACTTTACGGAGACCATGTAGAGTTTAGATATAATCTCAACCCTTTAGGCATTATAGAGTCTGGAGAAAAAACAGGACAATGGCAAGAGGATTGGGATTTTGCTGACATGAAGTGGGCCGATATTGTTTGGACCAATAATATTTCTAACTGGGGAGGTCCCTACACAGCACGTATCGTAGGGAAGGCTAAAGAGTTTGGAAAGTTTGTACATTTTGATACTGATGATTTGCTTACCGATCTTTATGAGGGGCATAGATTGTATGGAGTTTATAAAGAGAAGAATTTAGAGGAGATAACGAAATTCATTTATTCTCATTCAGATTTAGTGACAGTGACGCAAAGAAAATTTGCAGAAAGAATCAAACCTTATTGTGGGGGAGTATTAGCTATCGTTAAGAATGCGATTGATTATCAACTTCCTTCTTGGAATGTCCCTAGGACTCGTCCTGATCGGAAGAGGGTAGTAAGAGTAGGATGGGCAGGGGGAATTCATCATGAAGAAGATGTTAAAGAGTTTGCTGGGATTCCCCATCTGGTAAATGGTAAAGTGGGGAGGGAGAATGTTCACTGGGGATTTTATGGAGCCCCTCTGCGCCAGAAAGATGAAGATGGGAATCTAAAGGGTGAAGAGTGGCAACACGATGTATGGAGAAATTATAAAAATACTTTACTTGGGGGGTTTAAGGGAGCAGCAAATTGGAATATCTATAACGCCCTTTCCCCAGATTCCTATGGGGGTATTTATTCTAATTTTGATATATCTATCGCTCCTTTGCAAATGAATAATTTTAATGATTCTAAGTCTGAAATTAAAGTAGCTGAGTGTGGACGTTATAAAGTTCCCCTGATAGCTTCAGATGTTGGATGCTATGATGAGACGATTATTAATGGGAAGACAGGGTATTTACTATCCCCTAGTGCTCCTAAAAGTGAATGGGTAAAGGTGTTAACCAAGTGTATAAAAGATCCCGCTCACGTAAAAGAGATGGGGGAAAATCTACATAAAATTACGGAAGAATATTTCGATCTAAATAAGGTGGTGTCTCATCGTTTAAAACTATATGAAGAAGCTATGGGGCTCGTTCAAGGGAGAGACCTTGAGAACACTGTAGCTTATAATACGGAGTGGACTTTTAATGACTGATACCACTGTAGTAATTAAGACGATAGGAAGACCTACTGTTCATAATGCCGTTAAATCAGCTAAACGGGAGGGGTTTAATACCTTCGTAATTAGTGATGGTGTTAAGGGGATACGACAAACAGAGGCAGACCGACATTTAACCTTGGGGCGCAAGTGGGGGTTCTATGGAGGAATGGTAGCGAATGTAGGAGCAGCCCTAGTAGAGAGCGAGTTCATCACCTTCTTGGATGATGATGATGAGTTTGCACCAGGGGCTGGAGATATCATTAGAAGGAAGCTCAGGGAGGACCCTACGACAGATATGTGGGTTGGGGGCATCCAGATGAATGGGGAAGTGAATATTTATGATTGTGGGGTAGGATGGATGAAGAGGGCAGAGAATCCTAAAACATGGCAGTCTATTCGAACTAACAAAAAAGGAACTACTTTATTCACTTCTGACAAACTTGGTATACGTCCTGAGTTAGGTCCTATTTCAGGGAATGTATGTATGGTTACCTATAGGACTTCGATTTTTGGGAAAGTTCCTTTTAAGGATTGTATACCTGATTTTAATATAGAACTGACAGATTATTTTCATGCGGCTCACTGTTTACAAGAGGGTTATAGCATTGATTGGTTTGGGGATATTTTATATCTTGTGCGTCCCAAATTTCAAGACATGCCCAATGACATACGTGGATATAATGGGGGAGGACAGTGACTCCTATATTTTCTATTGTTATGGCGTATCACAATAGGAAGCCCCTTTTGTTACACACGTTGCGATCTATAGCAGCTTCTACCCAAGCTAAGTATACTGAGGTTATTATTGTGGATGATGGAAGTAGTGATGACCATCGTTTAGAAGATATAGTAGATGACTACCCTTTTGTAATTAAACTTATTCGTCAAGAAACTGAAGATAAGTGGTATATTAATCCTTGCATTCCATTCAACTTAGGAATTAAAGAAGCTACGGGAGATATTATTGTTATTCAGAACCCAGAGTGTTTCCATTTAGGAGATGTTTTAAAATTTGCTACTGCTATTGATGATGACACTTACTATTCTTACCATGCTTACTCTCTGTCAAAAGAAAAAACAGAAAAGATGGATTGTATTGATCCAAAAATGATTAATGAGTTAGGAGGTAATGTTACTACATCTTCTCTCCCTTTTGAATTAGAAAATAAGACTATGAATGTAGAAGGGGGGGATGGTTACTATAATCACTATCAATATAGAGCTACTGGATATCATTTTTGCGCTGTAACCAAAAGACATAATATGGAAGACCTGGGTGGTTTTGACGAGAGGTATGCTACTGGGAGTGGATTCGATGACAATGAACTGGTAGAGAGAGTTAAGAGAAAGGGCTTAAAGCTTTCCTTTGTTGGTTACCCAATGGTCTTGCACCAAAATCATTATGATGGATGGAAGCCAGCTAATCCTTATCTTATTCATCAAAACCTTAAGTTATTTAACGAGGTCACCTTACAGGAAACAACGTGGAAGGTAAATCAGAAATGAAAGTTGTAGGGTTTGCACAACTTCATAATGAATTGGAGCAAGGTAACTTGGTTAATTGGTTTCGTTCAATGTGGCAGATATGTGATCAT